AACAGAGTGGCATTATAAGCGGACCAGCCACAGCTGTGGCGAATGTTGCATCAAAGCTCAATGACGTTCCGGTCATTGGGCCTTTTGCTCGGGCCACTGAGATGGGTGCTCGAGCTATTGGTGGCATAGCGGCTTTGTTTGGTTATAGCAATCCGCCAGTCATTGACGATGTTTGTGCTTATGTTCCTAAGTCTTTTCATTCTTTTGCTAATGTTGAAACGAGTGTACCATTGGATAAACTCACGCTGGATCCAAAGAATGAAATCACTATTGATAAAACTGTTGCTGGAGCTGGACCTGATGATGAGTTGGTGATAACGCACTTGTGTGGACGGAGATCATACATCATTGGTGCTCTGTGGACAGAGGCATATGTACCTGGTACCCAGATTATGGTTTTTCCAGTCACACCACGTATGTATGCCGCCAGTTCAGAGGCACAACAAACAGTCCTCAATGAGACACCAGCTTGTCATATAGCAGCGATGTTTAGTCAGTGGAGAGGTAGTATGATTTATACACTGAAATTTGTGAAATCACGTTATCATACTGGTAGGGTCCAGATTTCATGGGACCCACAGACTATCCCTACAGATGGCGCGGAGACCACGAGTATGACTAGAATTGTAGACTTGCAGCTGGAAACAGAAGTCGATTTCATTGTGCCTTATAAGGCTAGTGCCCCCTGGCTAAGCACAAATAATTCCGCTAATTCTTGGTCAATAACTACCTCAGGTACGATTACAGAGGAAAGTCTAATTTATAATGGTTACATTCGTGTCACCGTTCTGAATGAACTGACGGGACCCTCAAATTTACAGGAAGTTGATGTTTTGCTTTTCGCCAGAACAGGAGATGACTTTCAATTGGGAGTTCCTAATGAGCTCCCACAGTGGTCTTTCCTGCCTGCCCAATCTTTGGAGGAGAATACCAGCGAATTATCAGCAGTTGGTGGGGTAACATTGGATTATAATACCAATGCCGCTACTGTGGGTGAAACAGTTGCTTCTGTACGCACTTTGTTACACAGAAGTAGTCTTTATCACCGGGGTCTTCTTGGTAATCCTTATTCTGACCAAGACACTTTTGAATTGCGAGGGTTGTGTAATTTGATCAATTATATTCCAAGATTTCCAGTTGAATTCGGGTTCAATGAAGAAGGTGTGAATTATGCTCGAAGTTTCAGTAATGATTCTAAGAGGCGTTTTCAATTTTCTCCTCAACACCCAATCAACTGGGTCACCAATTGTTTTGCTGGCTATCGTGGATCTTTTGTTCACCAATTCAATTATGTAGCCAATGGTTATCCACTGGTTGATGAATTTAAGGTGGAAAGGGATCCGCGTAGCCATGTTTTATCACCATTTCCAAGACAGGCGGTCAATCGCTTCACTGTGAGGTCGGACACTTCCGCACAGTCCACCATTTCTAGGGTTCCTACAACTACACAGTTGAATGTGTCTAGAGATGTTATTGGACAGCGCGGGATGTCCTTAACCAACGCAAACACTCAATCCGCATTATCTGTCGTCTCTCCTCAGTATTCCAAATGGAAATTTCGTCCAGCGTTTGTTGGACGTAGAGATATATTGAATGGTGTGTCTGAACAGGAGAGCTTGAAGGTGTGTGCTACAACAAGATGTGGTATGTCCTCCACTACCCAGGACGATGGGTGGCCAATATTATCGGTTTATGTTGCCGGCGGAGTAGATTTCGATCCAATCTACTTCATTTGTGTTCCGAC